GTAAATGGTTACAGGTAGCACTTTGTTATTGAGCATGATACCTGTGTGAGTCAGTGTAAATATACTTTCAGGAGGTAAGAAAGCATCCGATTGATACCAGATTATTAATTTTATTTTACTCCATATGACTGAAAAAGATATTCCGCATGATGGCTGGATAACTGTATCAATCACAATCCACTTCATTTAGTTTCCTTGTTTATGCCTTGCTGGTGTTGTTCTGAAAAGTATAAATGATAATTTTGAATGTAAACCATAGGGCAGAATTATTTTTCTGATGTTGTTTATTATTTATTTAAATGCAGGGTGGTTTATACCTCGTCTTGTAGTTTATCCATGCATATCTGCTTTATGATGAGGTTTTTATTTAAGGTGTGGTTTTGTGTATTACATGTCAGGTATCTTAAAGAATTATTTTTTAGATGGTGGAAAGAACCATGGCATTTAAACACTATGATGTTGTCAAGGCGGCGTCGCCGTCAGAGCTTGCGGAAAAGCTGACACACAAACTGAAAGAGGGCTGGCAGCCGTTTGGTAGTCCGGTGGCCATAACCCCTTATACCCTGATGCAGGCGATTGCCGCGGAGGGGGATGTGACCACGCCAGTGGTTGTGCCCGGCACGGGGGATGGTGGCCAACGGACGGGAAATCAGTGACAACGCTGCTTTATTACCGTGCAACAGAGTCAGGTGGTTTACTGAATCCGCAGGGATGGGGAGCTGAAGGAGGGCGTGCATTGGTAGTTGATGATGCAGGTGCTGCAGGAGGTAAGGCGCTGAGGTGGACCAAACAGACAGGAAGTTCCTCGTGGTTTATGCAGCATGATGCCGGTAATGGCGCAGACCTGCTGGAGAAGGGCGGGCTTATCAGTTGTCGTTTTAAAGTTGATGGCATACTGACAGCTAATCAGTACGCACTGGCGCTGTACTGGCCGGTTTCTTCACTGCCTCAGGGCGTCACACTGGAAGGTAATGCCGGTCATAACCTGCTGGCGTCGTTTTACGTACAGAGCGATGCCACAGACCTTAATGTGATGTACTACAAGGGAAATGCTGGTCAGAACACGAAGCTGGGGTCATTCGGCGCATTTGATAACGAATGGCATACGCTGGGCTTCCGTTTTGCCGGTAACAACAGTATTGAGGTGACGCCGGTCATTGATGGTAAGGACGGGACGCCGTTCATGCTGTCACAGTCACCGGTCGGCACGTTTACGGCAGACAAATTGCGCGTGACCGATATCACTAGCGGTGCGACATATCCGGTGCTGATTGAAAGTATAACAGTGGAAGTGAATAACCCGTAAGCAGGAAAAAAAGGCCGCCGGGGCAGGGAAAACAAGGAGCCAGAACCGGCGGCAAATGTCGTTATATCCAAAGCAAAACATGCAGGACACTTTTTTAACCAACAGGTATTAACGATGTCAACACCATATCAATAACCGGGAGGGATAATGAGATTTGTACAGCTTATTTTATTGTATTTCTGCACGGTGGTGTGCACGTTATATCTGGTAAGTGGCGGGTATAAGGTTATCCGGAACTATATACGCAAAAAGATTGATGCCGCGGCGGCGGAAAAAATCAGCGCCAGCCAGTCAGCCGGAACAAAACCCGAAGAGCCTCTCATTTCGTAGCAACTTTCTTAACAACACCTTTCAACGAGAAAATCCCATGTCAGAAATAAAATCTCTGGTCACTGCTGAAGCAGTGAAGGACGTCCTGCGCTCTGAAGAAGTCAGAAGCGCACTGAAACAGCAACTCCGCCAGAATCTTGAGGCGCGTCTTGATGCTGAAGTGGATGCCATTCTGGATGAGCTGCTGGGGGGATCCGTTCCTGATGTCGTACTTCACTCAGACCACTGACGGCAGAGTGAATCTGATGCATCACAGGAAAGCCGGAAACACGAAGCTGGGGGAGTTCGGCGATTACGGTAACGACTGGCAGACGCTGGAGCTGGTGTTCACCGCCGGCAGTGCCACGGTTACTCCGAAACTGAATGGAGTGGCTGGCCCGGCATTCCAGGTTATAAAAGACAGTCTGACACTGGGACTGAATGCGCTGACGCTGACGGATGTTACAAAAAATGCAGCGTATGGCGTTGAGATAGAAAGTCTGGTGCTGGAGATAAATGCACCGGCAGCATAATAAAAAAAGCCAGCGACTGACCTGAAAGAAGACGCTGGCTAAAAGGCCTTATATGTTTGTAGAGACTTATTTTTCACAGACAGCAATGATGCCTGTCAATATATTATCAATATGCGGACTGTTTCAGTTACAGATGCTTTATTAAGGAAAAAAACAGCCAGCACTGACTTTCGGTGGAGAGGTGCTGGCTCAAAAGGATAGTTGTATACAAGATGATACTTATGCCTAGCGGTATATTTTCTGACAGACAGTGACGGATGTTGTCAAGATATTGTGTCATTTATAACCTGAATCAGGGGGGAGCCGGAATGTTATCTGGCATTTTTAGCAGAGCCTGAATGCCATAATCACGGCTCCCGGAGTTGGCCGTCAGTGGGTGACACTGGCGGCTTTTTGTTTTCCTTTACTTTCATTTTCTGTCGGCGGTGACGGAGACATACATCAGATGGAAAAAATCACAACGGGTGTGTCATACACCACGTCAGCGGTGGGGACGGGATACTGGTTACTGCAGCTGCTGGACAAAGTCTCTCCGTCCCAGTGGGTGGCGATAGGTGTGCTGGGGAGTCTGCTGTTTGGCCTGCTGACGTATCTGACTAACCTGTATTTCAAAATCAGAGAGGACCGTCGTAAGGTGGCGCGGGGAGAGTAGTCGATGAATAAACAATACGAACTGGTTGTAAAATGAATATTTCTAACTGAAAAAACGTTCCATGAGGTGAGAAAAGGTCACAGGCAATCAATAACAGGACGTGATGAAAGACCCTTGCATTTGTGCGCTTTCTCTTTAGATAGCAGCAGATACTGAAAATCTGAGTTGTCGGGGAGTCAGGGATACAGCTGTGCAAGAGTTGGTCATTGTGATTCCATTGAAATCCTGTATGCCATGAAGGGCAGGATTTTATGGCTACCTGAGCTTTGGTGATAGTAAGTTGAAAATTCGCATTTTTTGCTGACATGCGTAACGAGAATCCCATAAGCAGGGAGGACTTAATTCTTCATTAACCCATGCGTTGATATTATGTTTCAGCCGTTGAAGCATCAGCGGTGTTAATGTTGTGGTAATAATATCCAGCGTTTTATGTGAGATCTTACCGTAAGGGTCTGCAAGAATGCTGCTTGTTGCTTCGTTATTATCTGCCATCAGAAGAAGTAACTCTGATTTAACGTTTTCTGTCATTAGTTGTAAAAATCTTCTGCGCAAACTTTCTTTACTGTTCATTTATATGGCTTCATTTGTTGTAATCTGCTGCGTCTCAAGGGATATGTTTATGAGAGCGACCATGAGTGTTGGATTATATACCTAACATATCAAGGGATTAGAAATCGATAAATCCCCATGAACGAAAAAATAAAATAACGGACCTGTCGGCTGCCGTTCTGGCGCTGATTGGTGCAGGTGCTTCTGCGCCTGAAATCCTCGACCAGTTTCTGGATGAAAAGGAAGGTAACCACACCATGGCATACCGTGATGGTGCGGGGATCTGGACCATCTGCCGTGGTGCCATTCTGGTGGATGGTAAGCCTGTTATTCCTGGCATGAAGCTGTCAAAGGAAAAATGCGACCGGGTTAATGCCATCGAACGTGACAAGGCGCTGGCATGGGTGGAGAAAAACATCAAAGTGCCGCTGACCGAACCCCAGAAAGCGGGGATCGCGTCATTCTGTCCGTACAACATTGGCCCCGGTAAGTGCTTCCCGTCGACGTTTTATAAACGAATTAATGCAGGCGATCGAAAAGGTGCCTGTGAGGCGATTCGCTGGTGGATTAAGGACGGTGGCAGAGACTGCCGTATTCGTTCAAACAACTGTTACGGTCAGGTATCCCGTCGTGACCAGGAGAGCGCGCTGGCGTGCTGGGGTATCGACAGATAAGCAGAATATTTTGCTGAAAAATAAGGCATGGCCACGCGGGCGGATAACACGAAATCCTGCGAACTGGCGAAACGTAAGTGAATAAAAGTAAAAACCCCGTTTGTTGGCACCAAGCGGGGTTTTGTGTTTCTGACCTTGAGTAAGGCAAGGGAGAACATGGCGAAGTATAAACGAATTCTGTTGAGGTTGACCATGAAAAACGGCCTTGAACTGAAAGCGCCTGTAACTGATGACATCAGCAGAGCACTGGCTTTTGCCATTAAGTGGGTGGCGGTCGGTGTTGCTGTGTCCCCGATGCTGTATGGGCTGGCAAAACTGGTCATTGCGTTGAAATCGTGAAGGGAGGATTAAGCATGTCAGACAAACTCATAACGCTGGCGAAGATCCTCTGTGTAATTGTCGGCATTTCATTTTCACTAATGCTGGTTGCTCTTTTTCTTTCCATGGCCTGGATGATGTTGTCTTCGTCGGGGTTGCTGGGGTGAACATAAACCGAATGCTTTCCGCGTTTATCGTTATTCTGCTGGTGGCCTGTGGTGCGCTGTGGATGGCAACAGACCATTACCGTGATAACGCGATTACCTACAAAGCGCAGCGCGATAACAAAGCCAGTGAACTGAAGCTGGCGAACGCAACCATTACTGATATGCAGGTGCGCCAGCGCGATGTTGCTGCGCTCGATGCAAAATACTCGAGGGAATTAGCCGATGCGAGAGCTGAAAATGAAACTCTTCGCGCTGACGTTGCCGCTGGTCGTAAGCGCCTGCGGATCAACGCCACCTGTCCAGGCTCCGTGCGTGAAGCCCCCACCACCTCCGGCGTGGATAATGCAACCGGCCCCCGACTGGCAGACACCGCTGAACGGGATTATTTCATCCTCAGAGAACGGTTGATGACAATGCAGAAGCAGGTGGGAGGGGCGCAGGAATATATCCGCACTCAGTGTATTAACTAGTATTTTTGTTATCCGGAGAATGCATGAAGAAATTACAGGTAACCGTAAAGCCTCTTCAGGGAACAATTCTGTTCCGTATTTTGCAGCGTGGTCGTGTTCTTGTTGAAGGTTCGTTCAGTGGTAAATGTATGCAATTACACTCCCGGACCTTTCAGGTGAATGCCACGAATGAAGAGTGAACCGCCCCGGGTTTCCTGGAGAGTGTTTTATCTGTGAACTCAGGCTGCCAGATCATTATTTCCGATGGAAGCATAATAAGCTTTTTCTGCTTCTGCCGGAGGAATATGGCCCAGCCTTTCCAGCAATCGTCGATTGTTATACCAGTCCACCCACGTTAGTGTGGCCAGTTCCACTTCTGTCCGGTTTTTCCAGCTCTTACGGTGTATTACCTCCGCTTTGTAAAGACCATTGATGCTCTCAGCCATCGCGTTGTCATACGAGTCGCCAGTACTCCCTGTTGATGCCAGTAATCCGGCTTCCTTAAGCCGCTGCGTGTAGGCCAG